CGCGCCGATAGTCTCCACGGCGCACTGTCCGACCACGCAGTGGATGGTGATGGTGTCGATGGCGTGGTTGCGTGGGCTGGATTTGTTGGGGCTGATTTTGGTGTAGTTCACCAGTGGGCTGTTGCTCATCACTCATCGTCCCCCTTTCCATCCCCGCCGCAGATTCCCGCGAGGGTTTCCTTGTCCACCACATCGCCGTCCTCATCGTAGACCAGCCCGGTCTTTTTGTCGAGTTTCAGCGTCCCGGTGTAGGGGAGGTCATCGTCAATCTCCCCGTTGTAGTATCTCATGTTCAGTTTCATGCTGCGTCTCCTTTCTGCGCTGCGCTGTCAGGGGCTTTCAATCCGTAGACTGCGCTCTCGATCATGGCATCCAGTTTATCGCCGTCTACTTGGATGCCCCGCTCTGCCAGCCACGCCAGCACATAGGCTTTCTTTTCCTTGCCCTTGCCCGTTTCGGTGTAGAGCTGCTCTGCGGCTGTGACCGCAATCCGCACCAGAGCCATCAGTTCGACTCTCTGGGTGTCGGTGGTCTTGCTCCGAATGTACGGAACGACCACGGCGGTGATGATGGCGGCGATCAGTGTGAATGCCGCTTCAATGATAGGAGTGATGTTCATGTTGTTAATTCCTTTCTCCGATTAAAATGTCCAGTTTGGTTTCCATTCGGGTAAGCTGTTCTGTGGTAGCCATTTGCTTGTTCTCCAGCTTCTCCATGCGGTCTTTCACTTCGTCCAGGGAGTGCTTGAGGGATTTCATTTCCTCATCCCTCTTGCTGATCCTCACTTCCTGTGCGGCGGTCTGCTTCTCAATCTCTGCCAGACGGCTCAGTTCCTCGCTGTTGCGTTTCACCTTGCCCTCCAGCCGGATCAGCCAGACCACGCCGCCGATAATCGTTACCAGCCCGATGCTGTTGACCAGTTCCAGAATCTCCATTCATTCCACCTCCTTTCCCCCGCCGCTCCGGTCCCTCCGGGTCTGCCCTTTGCAGGACGAAAGTCTCTGAAATCTTCTTTCTCAGCTTGTAGCTGTTGAAATGCTTCATCACGCCCATGTAACTCATCAGGTTCGGGCGTATCTGTTCGAGGGTTGCGTTTCCCTCTGCGTACTGCCACTGAATCCATTTCAATCCGCGCTTTATCTTTTTGGCAGAGGATTTCCGCAGTTTCCTGTGGGTAGACCATACCCGGAAACCGACAAACTCAATGCCGCAGCGTATCGGGCGTATGCTGGTTTTCCCGTTGAGGTTCAGCTTCAGTTCTGTGTTCAGAAACCGCTCCACCTGTTCCTTCACCGTCTGGAGGTGCTTTTTGTCATCGCCGAGCACCAGCATATCGTCCATGTACCTCATGTAAAAATGCTCCCGCAGTTCGTACTTCACGAATTGGTCTGCTTCGTTTAGGTAAAGGTTGGCGAACATCTGGGAGGTCAGGTTGCCTATCGGCATCCCGCACTCCGTCAGCCGCTCCACCTCCGCGCCCTGCGCTATGTCTGCGTCCAGCGGCAGTCCGAACGCTTCCCGGTCGCAGTTCACGATCCGCTCCAAAAGCCACAGGAGGTCTTTGTCCTTTATCCTGTGTTCCAGAATCCGCAGGAGCGTGGCGTGGTCTACCCGGTAGAAGTATTTGGTGATGTCCATCTTTAGGCAGTACCACTCCCTGCCCGTCTCTTTGCCCCGCCTGTCCGCTTGCCGCAGCCAGTATTGGAGCCGGTTGAGGGCGGTGTGTGTCCCCTTGTCAATTCTGCAAGCGTAGCTGTCGTAGATGAATTGGCTGTCAAAAATCGGGTTCAGCTGGCGGTAAATCGCCCACTGGACTACCCGGTCTTTGAAGCGCAGTGCCATGATGAGCCGCTTTTTCGGCTCTGAAATGATGAATTTGTGGTATTCTCCTATCTCGTAGGTCTTGCTCTGCAGTTCCCGCTGGATTGCCAGCAGTTCTTCCTCCAGGTTCGCCGAAAAACGGAGGACTTCGTGCCTGTACCTCTTGCACTTCCGGGCTTTGAGGTACGCCTCGTACAGATTTTCAAAACTGCAGATCGTCTGGTAGATGCCGCCTATCCGTTTCATGATCCGCTTTCTCCATAAAAAAATGCCGTGCGTAGCAGCGTTCGGCTTTCGCCTACTGACTGCTTTCACGGCAATCCAGTTTTTCGCCTTGCGCCGCTGGCTGCGGCCTTCGGTGGGGATATGTGTCCCTTTTGCCCCGTGCGCTGTCCGCGTCCCCGTAGGGGCGCGGCTTCTGGCTTGCGGGGCGAGAGCGGCGCGGAAGCCGATGTTGCCATTGGCGTTCGACCGGGGGTTGTTCAGGTTCAGCGCAGACGCACCTGCGTTCGCACCGTTGTTCCAGTTCCCGCCGCGAATCGGCAACCGCATCGACACAGCCCCCATGTTTTTCCCTTGCGGGGTCTGCTACTGCTTCATCGCCTTAATCCACCCGCCGAGCATGGCTCCGATCTCCGAGAGCATCTTCGACCATATCTCGTATTTCTTCATCGGGAGGTAGCGCATCTCTTTGTTCGCCGCCAGCCGGATAAATCCCCGCAGTACCTCCAGTTCCACATCTGCGTCCTGCAGTGTGGTCTTTTTGTAGTACTTCTTGTTGGCGGTGATGATCAGCCTGTAAAACGAGTACATGGTCTGCTTGATGTCCGCTGCGAGAGCGTACCGCTCCGACCGGGGGAATTGCTCAAGGGCTTTGTTTGCGTATAAAATCATATCCTCGGTTTTCTGGAGGATTCTAAGGTCGTTTCCTTTTTCCATAGCGTTGTCTCCTGTCCTGGCTATCTGCAGGGGATGGGCTATCGCCCACCCCCCAGATTGCCGGGTGCAGATTACAGATTACCGTAGTAAGCGGCGCGGAAGCCGATGCCGCCATGGGCGCTCGACCGGGGGTTGTTCAGGTACAGCGCAGACGCACCTGCGAGCGCACCGCTGAACCAGTGCCCGCCGCGAATCGGCAACCGCTCACCAAGGTTGCGCATCCAGTGACCGCCCCGGTTGTCGTAGGCTTCTGCGTCACCGTCCGGCATCAGGCAGAGAGCCAAAGCCCGCGCCGGGACGGTCAGGCCGCTCTTTGCCGCCGTTGCGGTGAGCATCTGGTATCCGTAGGGAGCCTCGACCGTCTGCTTATGCGCAAGGGCTCCGGCGATAAGCTGGAACGGCTTTCCTGCGCTTGCCGTGCCGGGGTCTGCGGTGTAGTCGTACTTCAAACTCCCTGCAGTCCCCGGTGCGACAAAGTTCCCGTCTTTGTCGAGGGCTTTCCAGAGGGTGCTGCTGGGTCCCTGGATGTCCTTGCTGGCATCGGCGTAAATGTCGGCCATTGCGTTTCCGTAGGGGATGACCTGGATTTCCCCGTCCACCAGCCGCAGACCGCCAGCCCACTCCCAGACGTTGCCGCAGAGGTCGGCGATGCCCGTTGCGCTATTGAAGTCGTGATACCAGCTGTCGGGACCGCTCCCGGTCGCGGTGCGCTGGATTCTGCCGCTGCCGTCCCTGGCGCAGCTTGCGAAGCCCTTTTCATAGGGTTTGGCGTTGTCTGCGCCGTAGCTGGTGTTGCCGTGTGGCTGTGTGCCGTTCGCCTTGCACCACAGGGCAATCGCCGCATAAAGGGCATTGGTGGGCAGATGCCATCCCGCGCCCTTGGCGCGGCAGTACGCTCTCGCTTGGTCGAAGTTCATGTTGACGGCGGGGTCTTTCCCTGCCAGACTGTAGGCTCTGCCGTTCACCACGATGGCGTGGTACTTGCCGATGTACAGGCAGTCGTAGGTAACCTCGTTGCAGATGAACGCATCGTGAATGTCCTGCGTCCCGCCCGTGATCAGTTCGGAAAACTTCATCTGCGGGATGCGCACCATGATGGAGGGCATACCCATATCGTCAAAAATGACGGTATTCTTGCCGCCGCTCATGCCCTCAACGGTCAGCTTCAAGCTGTCAAAATTCGCTTTCATTCTCTCTTAAACCTCCATTTCCCAAAGTGTAAGGGTCACATTGTCCACGTTGAACGGGTCAGCCACGGGACGGATGATGGGTTCGCCGTCATCGTTCACCTCGCCGGAATCCTCATCGTGGTATGTCCGGGCGGGGATGTCGATCTGCGCCGCGTAACGCTGCGCCAGTCCGGGGATAACGCCCAGCACGAGGTTGCCGTAGCAGTCCTGGCAAATGTCCAGGTGCGCATCCTCATCCCTCTCGTACTTGTCCAGCTTCACCGACAGTTCATCGTTGAGCGTGAGCCGGGTTTTCGCCAGTTCGTACTCCAGATGGCTGTCCTCCGCTGCCGGGGTCTTGAAAATCACTTTCATCTGCTTTTTTCCTCCATTCTCTGAAATTCTTTTGCAAACGGCTTGAAATCGGCATTGAATTGCTCTGCCATTTCCCGCTGTTCGCTGGTTGCTCTGCTGTAGTCGATGCCGTACTCGGCCAGCGTCCGGGCGGTCTCTGCCCTGCGCTCATCACCCTTGATGATTACTGCCGCCATCAGATGCCACCTCCTGTCACGTTGTAGCGAATGGTCACGCTCTTTGCGCTGCCGTCAAACTTGACGCTGAATCCGTTCGCCAGCTTGTTGTAGACCGTCACGATTCCTGCGCTGCCGCCCGTTTCGCTGACCACCTCGATGTTCACGAAATAGTCCAGCGTGTCACGCGGCGTTGCCAGCGCGACCGTCTTGCCGCTGTTGTTGAACGGGTAGGTCTGCGTGTTGGTCAGCGTGACCGTGCCGCTCTCTCCCCGCACCGTTTCCAGCCCTCTGCGGTTCTGCAGAACCATGACGGCGAGGTAATCGCCCATCTCCGTCCCGGCGAGGATACCTTCCTCGATGTTGTTGAAGTTCCTTGCGCTCTGCGGCGTTCCCTGCTGGATGATTTCGCCGGGTGCAGGGGTTTCTTCCACCAGCCCGTTCCCCAGGTTGACCTCTTTGAAGCGGTTCGGAAATTCCACAACGTGGTCTTTCCATTCCAGTCTCTGGTACATTCCCTGCTTCCTCCTTTCTTAGTTTTCGTGAAAATCAAACGTGAAGCGGTACAAAATCCCCGCCGTCACGTCCTCACGCATGATGTTTTCCGGCTTCTTCAGCCAGAGGTTGTTGTTTGTGTCGTACAGCTGGATTTCCGAAATCGTCAGATTGCCCGGTGCGGGGTGGTCAATCATGATTTTGACCGCCAGCCGCCCGTCTGCCAGATACTCCCGCGAAATGATTTCTGCCCGGTAGTAGCTGTTCCCGATCCTGTACTTTGCGTAGGCGAGTTCGGCTTTGGTGTACTCCTTGTAGCCTTTCAATGCCGTTTCTGTGAGCATACCCATGTGTTCGTGCCTCCTTTTTTAAGATTCCCTCGTTACGTCCGTGCCGCACATTCGGAAAGCGACTGTGTAGCTGTCCGTCTCAATGGTCACGCCGCCGCTCCCTGCGCCCAGCGTCTGGTGGGTCTGCGGCTTTGTCCCGGTTGGCGTAGCGGCTACCTCGTAGCCCTGTGCGCCGATTTCCGGGCTGATCGCCGCCTGTCCCGCCGCTGTGCGTATCTGCGGGGCGGGATGCCGGCCGGCTTCGCTGTCGGTGGCTTTCGTGGCGGGGGGCTGTGCGCTGTACGCATCTGCGCCGGTGTCCGT